TAACCTAAAACTTACAGTACAAGCAACCGGTGAAAACTCGGGAACTTGGGGTCAAATTACAAATACAAACTTACTTATTTTAGAGCAAGCTATTGGTGGTTTTACAACTTTCAACTTAACTAACGCTAACAGATCTTTAACTTTTACAAACGGTGCTTTATCAGATGGTAAAAATGATGTTATTAAATTAACAGGAACTTTAGCTGGAACTAGAACAGTTAGCATTCCAGATTCAATTGAAAAAGTTTATCACGTGCAAAACGCGTGTGATCATGCAGGAAACACTTTAACTTTTAAAACATCATCAGGTACAGGTGTTCTTTTATGCGAAGGAAATAACTATGTATTATATTCTGATGGTACAAACGTTGTAAAATTATCTGAGCAAAGAAACTGGAGAGTAGTTTCTGCAGCAGAAACAGTTCAAGCTGGTGCTCAACTTTTAGTAAATACAAGTGGTGGTGGAGTAACAATCACGCTTCCAGCCTCACCTGCTACAGGAGATGAAGTTTCATTTGTAGACCAAGGTTATGATTTTAATTCTAACGCATTGACTGTTGGTAGAAATGGATCTAATATAGCTAATGCAGCATCAGATCTTACAGTTAATACACAAGGCGCAGCTTTTTGTTTAGTCTTTTCAGGAGATGCAACAACAGGTTGGACGTATAAGGAGAAATAATAGATGTCAAATTACGAAGCAACAAGATACGATTTCGACGGAGCAAACCTTACAGGTATCGAAGGAATTCCTACAGCAACTATTGTGCCGTGGTCTTCTTCTTCAGTGCCAACAGGTTTCTTAGAGTGTAACGGTGCTGCCGTTTCAAGATCAACTTATTCTGCATTATTTGCAATCGTAGGAACAACTTACGGAGCTGGAGATGGTGCATCAACATTTAATGTACCAGACTTGCAAGATAACGTTGCAATGGGTAAATCTGGAACTAAAGCTTTAGCATCAACTGGTGGAGCAAACACAGTTCAATCTACTGGAAACGTTGGAGGATCCACAGCAAACGCAACTTTAACAACAGCACAACTTGCATCTCACAATCACCCAATTACTGCATACAATGCTTTCTCTTCTGCTAGAATGATTATAGCAAGAACTGCAGCGGATAATGTTAGTTCAACTAACAGTACTGGATCTGCTGGATCTGGAACGGGTCACTCTCATAACATGAGTGCAACTTTTACAGGTGATTCAACTTCAGTTGTTCAACCTTATTTAACAGTTATTTATATTATTAAAACGTAGGAGAAATTATGGCAACAAACTCAACTTGGACAGTAGTATTTGAAGATAAAAAAATTATAAAACAAAGTGGTGATGGCGCAGGCGATTACGAGATTGTAGATAATGATTTTTGGGGATTAGCTAAATGGAATAACATTTGGGCTATTCAATACGGAACACCAAATCCAAGTGATACTGTAGAATATAGAGATGAAACTCCACACTCTACTTGGGAAGATGCAAACTTAGGTGATTTTCAAGATTTTATTGATAGATGGGATGCAGCTCATTTATCTCAATTACAAACTAATTGGGATGAAAATAATATAGCAGATGAAAGTGAATCTGACAAAATTGCTAGATTAGGTGCAAGACCTACTTCTTATTCATCTTAATTCTTTAAACTGAATTATAACAGCATATCTTTTAGATTTATCTTCGGCTAACCAGTTCATTGGTGAATGCCACGCACCAGATTCCCAGATAACACCTCTATTTTCTTTAAAACCAATATGAGTATTTAATTCAAAAGTATTTTTATCTTCATTAAAAACATAAAAACCAGTTCCTTTATGAATATTTTCATTGCCTTTTATATATACTAATGCTTGATAATCGCAAAACTCTGCGTCTTCATGAACTAAAGGCTCTACAGTTGCAACCATTGTATAAGAACAAAGAATAACTTCTAATTTTTTATTTAAAATTTTTTCACATTTTTCTTTTATATAGTTTTCAACATCTTTTTCTGTGTCAGCAGAAAACCATACATGCCCTGAAGGTCCATCTCTTAAATAATGATTATTTCCAAAATTTAACGTAGGAACTAAATTTTTTATTTTATTGAAAAATTCTTGTTCTATAAAACTATCTTTAATTAATATATTAAAACCACCATCTAACATAAAGCTAGCCAAGAAGTCAGGATATATTTTTCTCCTGATAAAGGTGGATTTCCTCTGTGCACGTAAGGAAACGAAGCAGGCCAAATAACTATTCTACCAGTTTTAGGTTTTACTCTTTTTGAAAAATGTAAGAATTCTGTTTCTCCACCCTCTTCAACATCATTTAGATATATAGTATATACGAAAGCTCTTTTTTCAGATTCCCATCCTTTGTTGTGCTCTACATGCCAAACATGGTATCCCTCAGTTGGATAAGTTTTTTGAATTTTTAATTGAGTATATTTAAATTGATCAATACCAAAAGCATCTCTTCCTCCAGTATTATCTAAATAATGATTTAATGCTAAATCAAAATTAAATATCATACTTTTTAAAGTCTCCCACCAAAAACTTAATTCGTTTTCTTTTAAAAAATATTGTTGATCGTGTTTTGTTAAAACTGAAGTTTTTTCAGAATCTATTCTATTAATAGTTTTATTATATTTATCTTGATCATTAAATAAATTAATAGCTCTTTGACATTCTGCTTCTGTAATATAGCCATCGTAGACACCAATAAAGTTGGTGATATTTACTGTTTTTTCCATTATAATCTATCTTTCATATTTTAAATAAGTGTTATATAACCATTTATATGCTACAGAAATTAAAATTCAAGCCTGGATTTAACAAACAAGACACTGAGTCAGGAGCCGAAGGTCAATGGACTGATGGTGATTTTGTAAGATTTAGATATGGACTACCTGAAAAAATAGGTGGTTGGTTACAATTAACCGCAGCTCAAAAGACTCTACCCGGAGCGGCTAGAGCACAAGTTGCATTCTCAAGTTTTGCAGGTGAAAAATACTCTGCCATTGGAACGTCTCAAGGGTTATTCTTATATTATGGTAATGATTTTTACGATATCACACCTTTAGATACAGCTATTACTGGATGTACACTAACAACTGTTAATGCATCTAGAACAGTGACCATTAATAAAGGCTCACATGGTTTAGCTGTAGGACGATATGTAACTCTTTCATCAGTTACAGTAACGGGTGCATCAGATTTTACGGCAGCAGAACTAGAACAAGTTTATGAAATATTAACTGTACCTGACGTCGATAAATTTACTGTACAAGCTTCACGTGCTGAAGGAGGATCTGGTATGACAGCAGCAGGAGCTGTAACAGTTAACCCTTATGTTGAAGTAGGGCCAACTACACAAACAACAGGATTTGGTTGGAGCACATCTACATGGGGAGCATCAACCTGGGGAACAGCAAGAGGTACAAGTGACGTGGTTCTAGATCCAGGAAACTGGAGTCTAGATAACTTTGGTCAAGTATTAGTTGCAACTATATTTAATGGTAAAACATTTACATGGAATGCAGGTGCATCTAATCCGAGAGGTAATAGAGCATCGTTAACAACATCAGGTTTTGCAACCGGTAACAATCCTACCGCTAGCAGATTTACATTAGTATCAGATCGTGACAGACATTTATTTCATTTTGGAACAGAAACAACTATTGGTGACACCACAACACAAGATCCGATGTTTGTAAGATTTTCTAATCAAGAAGATTTAAATACATATACACCAACAGCAACCAACACTGCCGGTACATTTAGATTAGATACAGGAAACGAAATACGAGCAGCACTTCAAGGTAAAGACTATGTTTTTGTTATAACTGATTTAGCTGCATATGTAATTCAATTTGTTGGTCCACCATTTACATTTAGTGTTAGACAGGTTGGTACAAACTGTGGATGTATTGGTCAACATGCAGCCACATTCGTAAATGGAGCAGTTTTTTGGATGGGATCTCAAGGTGGATTCTTTGCATTTGATGGAACAGTTAAATCTTTACCATCACTTGTAGAAGATTTTGTATTTAGCACAGATGGAGATAATCTTGGACTAAACTTTAATTCTAGTGATGTTATTTTTGCAGGTTCTAATAATTTATATACAGAAGTAAATTGGTTTTATCCTAAATCAGGGTCTGAACAAATAGATAGATGTGTAACATATAATTATTCTGAAAACTGTTGGACAACATCGTCTTTAGATAGAACGACGTATCAAGATCAAAGTGTATTTGATAATCCATATGCTACAGATTACGAGGATACTTTAACACCTGTATTTCCTGATATATTAGGAATTACAAATAAATATGGTGCTAGTATTTATTACGAACACGAACAAGGCACTGATCAAGTTAACAGCACAGCGACTACAGCTATCCCTGCTTTTATCAGATCTGGAGATTGGGATATTACATCTAGACGTAGTGCATTAGGTCAGGCAACTGGTGTTGCTGATTATAGAGGAGATGGTGAATTTTTCATGGCGGTTAGACGATTTATACCTGATTTTAAATATCAAACAGGTAATGCTAAAATAACTTTACTTGTTAGTTCATATCCAGATGATGTGGCTGTAAGTTCTCCACTTGGACCCTTTACAGTTACGTCAACAACTGATAAGGTAGATACTCGAGCCAGAGGAAGACTTGTATCTGTTAAGATAGAAAACGATGGTACAGGTGAGACCTGGAGATATGGCACACTTAGATTAGATGCACAACCGGACGGAAGAAGATAATGTCAGTAGATAAAAAAATAAATTATGAAATGCAGGGTGATGAAAAACCAGCAAGAAATTACTTAGGTAAACAAAAAACTGTAACCGTTCCTGTTAAATGGAAATCTAGTCCAAAAGCTCCTGCTACAGAATTAGCTTATATTACTAAAAAAGAAAAAGATTTATTAATTAAAAAAGATTTACATGGCTCTTTAAAAGATGGTCCTAACACAGGTCCTTCTGGAATCATGTCTTTAGACTCACAAGGAGACTACACTAGAGACAGAAGTCCAGGTGCTTATGATAAAGGCCCTGCTGGTGATACCGGAGGAGGCAGCAGTCAACAAAATTTAAGAGACAGGGCTATGAATGAACAGATGATGAAAGAAATTTTAACTGGTCAAAAAAATATTGGTCAAACAACTATGACAGGTCCAAGAACAAGACAATATTCTGATGTTCCTGAGATTATGACAATGCCTGATGGCACAACTAAATATATTGGATCAGCCTACAAAAGTTATGGTCAACCAAGTTTTTTTGGAAACTTATTTAGCAGAGGAGCACCTGGATATAGAGGTATAAAAGGATTGCCTGTATTTGGAACACCTAAATTTGAAACTAGAAAAAGACCCGATGGTAGTCTTGAATATTTTACTGAAGATGAAGAGTTTGGAGAAACTAGGGATGCAGCTCCTCTTGGAATATTTGGATTAGTAAAAAATATTTTTAATTCTTTTCAAAAACCAAAAGACATGTCTGAATTTAATCAATTAAGTTTAACCGCACCTATTGATCAAAAAGTTTATATACCTCAAGGAACTGATCCTTCAATGATAATAAATGATCCTTTTGGACAATTACTATTTGCAGATGATCAAGAAGATACAGAAACAATAAGTATATAATGGCTAAAGTAACAAACTACATACCTGAACCAAAACAAGAATACGATGTAGAAAAT